TTTAATTTAGCCCTTGAATAGATTGTAAATTCTTTCTTTTCTGTCAGTGCAATGCGTTCTCTTGCGTTTTTACCAAGAATATGACCCGCTGTTATTTGCTTGAGTTTCTTATCTGTTGTCCAAATACTAGGTTGTCCTCGCCAATCAAAATCATTCTTTGTTTTGTTCATGTGTAATCGCCCTCTTGGGTATGTTCTAAAAGTCGTTTCTGAAGTCTAGCAATTCTTGCATCGTTGTACTGGATGGCGGCACGAGAATACTCAGTGGCAGTTTCTGCCTCTAGTTTTCGTAGATGTGCCTCTTGCAGTTCTTTAGCAATTACCTCATGGATAGTTCTTGCTCTCAAGATGTCTTTGACGTACTTGATTGTTGACTGCCTGAATGTCATAAAACACTCCTCATTTCCCACCCCATTAAAAAGTAGTTCCAGCGGGTTTGCAAGGCGGGTATGTTATATCTGTCTTTTGTTTTGCTTAAGTCTGTGTGTCCCTTTGATCGCATCATTGCTTCAAAGACTTGTTGTGCTTTGCTCATTTGTTAATCCTGTGGTGGTGTGCAAGTGTGAATGGTGGTCAAATCTGCTGTGCGTTTACCGCATCGTGAGCAGAAGTTTTGCTCTGTGCGCTGTGATTGTTTGAAATTATTTGAGATATTCACCTCTGACATTAATATCAAAGAATTTTCCAACTCTTTCATGGTTTTGGCGGCTACCAGTTTGGCAAAGGCTTCAATCTTTGGATTCAAAATATCAGCAAACACCCAGTCCGCTTCTGTCCAAACACCAGCCTGTCTAGCCATCTCAAGGATTTCATCTTGTTTCATTTCTTCATTCCTTCAATGTAAATTGCCAAGCCATCAATCGTGTCTTTACCAAAGCCAGTTAGCTTTCTAATCTCTCTAGCAACTTCTTCAATTACGTTATTGCGTAGTTCGTCATAGAACTCTTGTGCAGACTTGGGCTTTAGAAAGTTTGCTTTGACAGACTCTTGGCGTTGCTTGGCTTGTCGTTCAATGTCGTTGAATGCCTCATCTTCTTCAGTCATTGTCAGCCTCTTTTTGTAGGAAATAAAGCGCACTAATGAGGATTGCACCAAAAGCAATCACGACAAATGCACCAAACATCATCAACATAAAAGTTACTAGTACATCCCACATTAGACTGCCCTCCATTCACGCTCATTCAGTCCTGAATCTGACTTGACTTTATTACCTGTCAACTCTATTAAGCCTAGCTTTAATAACTCGTTTAAACGGCGTGAGACTTGATTTCTGTCTAACCCGCTATGTCGGGCTATGCCATCCTTACCAAGCGCACCATGAGCCTTTAAACAGTCCACAATGATGATGAAATGCTTGGATGCCAAGTCTTTAGCGGCATCAGCGGCTTCATAGCTGGTGATTGGGTCAGAACTACGAACCCTGTTGAAGATTGGCAAGTCAAAGAACTTCTTTACACTGCCGCCAAAATGTGTGTCATCTAAACTCATATCAACTCCTATCAATTAAAAAGTTAGTGGGTACTCACTTACGCTTTCCCCTTTGGTTTACATCAGAATGGCAGATCACTGTCCATATCATCAAAGCCACTTGAAGGCTTCTTCTTGGGCGAGGAAGTATTGGCTTCTTCTTTAGGGCTTACTGCAAGACCCATGAATTTGCCTGATTTACCCTCTTTAATCCAAGCTGAGAGCCAATAAGATTGACCATCGACTGTGATGTTTCCCTTGTAATCTGGCTGGTTGCCTGTCTCTTTTTTGTCGTTGCGAAAAAGGACTCCGCTGTTATCACGCTGTTCCATATCAATTCCTTATTTAAATTTTGTTTTCGTCAATTCGATGATCGCCACACCAGTCATTTACATAGACTACTGGATACCCGCCCATTGTTGGGGCATGACGGCGGCATCGACCTAAGTCGTAGCCAATTTTTGCCTCTGTTTGTTTTGGCACAAACCAAATACAAGTCTTGCACCGCATACCCTCTGAACGATGAACCCACGGGTCTGTAATTTTTATCTGTTCCATATTTACACCTTAATTTCATTAAGTTTTTTAACCTTGTCATCCACTTCCGCAAGAAACTGGATAACCTCTTTTTCGAGTTCTGCAATATACATATCATTGCGCTCGATTCTTTTGATGAACAGTTGTAGGTGTTCAGGCATTCGTGGGTCGAAACTCACAAAGTCGCACCAACTTCTATCTGCACATCGCATCTGCCATTGCATTTGGTCGTAATACTTCTTTGCTGGTTCATCTCCCAAAATGGTATCAATGTGGGTTGCCGTGTTTGGACACTTGATCTCTAGGCATCCATCATCACCCACCAAGCCATCAGGAGAGGCGGCAGACATAGGAATACTAGGATGGTCAATAGCACCTACCTGATCGACCATATTGCCTGTCTTAGCCTCGTATGCGGCACGAGCAAAGGGTTCATTCTCGATACCCCATTCCATAGCCGCATTTGAGTAGGATTCAGCAACAGTCTGAGTCATACGCTCGACTACCAACTGAGCCATGTAGTTAGCCCTGCTGGTGCTGTAGCCTGTCTTTGTCTTGGCAACAATGTCAGAGATGCGTGATGCAGTAGCTTTACCGCATCTTTGCTGATGCCATTCATCCGAGCCTTGGATAACATCGCTCATGCTTTCCTCGCTTCCAGCATTGCGTCTGCCATTTCATAGGCTTCTTTTGCTGTATCAAACATTATTCCTGTTGGATATATTCCGCTTGCCATAATTCCTTGCAAAGCCTTTGCCGCAAAGTAGTCCCGCAAAGTCATGCCATTTTGTGCGTGATGAATAAATACATCAGTTTCGCTATGTGGTCGAGCAAATGCCGCTTCTAAATCCTTTTTCATTTCAATGCTCCTTTACGCTTTTCTTTTGCATCAATCACTTTCTTTTGCCAGCCCTTATCACCATTGCAACAAGCATAAGCGGCAACATAAACCTCTTTTAATTCATCTAAGGTTGTTGTGGCTTCAATAGCTGATATAAGGTCAATCATTTTTCCAATCTCTACCTCTGAACCTGTCTCGCCTTCAGGCAAGTCTTCTCCAGCATAGATGTACAGACCCAAGCCATGCAATGACAAAGCCTTAGTCATGCAACGCATGATGGCGGTGTTGACTGCAAATGCGTCAGGGTTAGGGATAGCTTTATTGCGATAGTCCATTACTGGAAGTTGGCAAGTCATTGGTTTGCCAAACATGGTGACTGTGACGAACACCATTGCTGTGCCGTTTATTTCCATGTAGCACTTGTCGCCAAACATATCCACCTTGTATATGGCGGCAGGGTCTGCCTTTAGTGCTTCAGCCCATGCCCAAGCCCACGAGAGATAGGTTAGGTTGGCTTTCTTCTCGGTATGCTCATTTACGTTCTTGTTGAGCAACATCAACACCTGTTCTTGATTCATCTTCACTCCTGTTTAAATTTTTGAAAAGTTTTTGAAATGTCTGTGTTCATTGAGTTCGTGTAGACAAACTCGGATTTCTTGTCAGTCGCTCTTTTGGTTGGGTACACCTTTCTGTGAGTTGAAGATTTGTTGGGCAATGGAGAATTGGGTATCAAAGTCAAAGTCGGAAAGTCTGAACCAATTCCCTGAGCATGAGCAGATAGGGAGAGAACCGACTTTAGGCTTTGTGCAAAACTGGCAAAAATATTCATCTTGGCTTTCCTCTAAGATCGTTGCAATGGTGTTTTTAAGTTTCATCTTTCTCTCCCCTGTATTCGTTTTTTAACCAAAGGGTTCGCAAGGTACGCAATTCATCGTCATCATCAATTGATGGTGTCTTTGTCTTGCTGTATAAGTAAAACTCAGCCCTGCGAGTCATCTTGTTCTCAATTCGATCTCTAATGAACTGAAAGGCATACTCCCAGTCGCCTGATTTGATGGCAAGAGGGATGGCTATAGAGCCAGAGATAGCTTCCATGATGTCATCATCATTGAGTTGCTGATAGGCTTCCCAAACGGCTTTGTTAAAAGCTGTCATCGATAGACTCCTCAATCTGTTTTTCAATTGATTTGCACTCCTTGGCAGAGAGTTCATCGGTGATGTCAATGCGGTTGTTGCCTACCTGTAAGTAGACTACCCAATTGAATTTGTTGTAGAGTCCCTCATCGGGAGAGTAGTCGGGGTCATCTTCCCATTCGACCCAAGCCTTGATATCTATTTCAAGGTCACAAAAATCTATATCTATTTCCATGTTGAAGCCTTTCAATGTGTTGGTAAAGAACTCGTAGTGTTACACAAATCGTAGCGTTGTACACTAGGATAAACCCTAATTGTGGTATTTGTTAAACACTACACAATCACGCCTCTATGCCAAGACCTAAAACTGAAATGACCAAAAGCGGCAAGACCATTGCCGTACGAGCCACTTTAAGTGAGTGGAATGAGTTCAAACGACTTGGAGGGGCTAAGTGGTTGCGACCATTCTTAGCAAAGTCCATTGAAAAGCATCAACAAACTAAGGAAACTAAATGAAAAAAGCACTAATTGCCTTGTGGATACTAGCCAGTTCGACAGTAGTCTATGCGGCTTGTTCAACACACACCTACAGCCAAAATGGTCGGTATGTGACTTGCACCACTTGTTGTTATGGAAATAATTGCAACACAAACTGCTATTGACAAACCCTAAAAGTTTGTTAAGATTCGTCTCGTTGTCGTGAGAAACAACAGTTTGGAAAGCCGTTTACACATGCTCTCGCCCTTGGTTTTTACTCTAGGGTTCTCACCGAGGGCAGTTGTAAGCGGCTTTTTTTATTGTCTTTTCATAGCATCCGTACTCCACACGATAGTAGTGAGTCTGCATGGACTGCTTGGAAGAAAACACCGCACACAAGTACACCCCTTGTGCAAAATGTGACCAGCGTTGATTTGGCGACTGGTAAAGCACATGGTTCATCGGTGGTAAACAAGGCCATGTGTATAAGCGAACAAATCCGTCAAGCGCACTTGGGGCTTTTTGGTTTTTCAATGTCAATAGGATTCAATAAATGAACATCAATCAGTCTGGAGAAGGTAGGATAGAAATGACTCTATCCACCCTTGGAGAAACTATGTCTAAAGGAAATGCAATGCACTTAAACGACAGTTATCCTACTGAATTCTATGTGTCCGATGTCGGATATTTAGTGTTAAAACAGGATTGTTTTGAATGTGGTCGAGTAACCAAATTTTTACTCTCACCTGAGCAAACAAAGGTATTTTTCAATCTATTGCCTGATTTGATGCAAGAGCAAACACAAAAATGGACTGGATTGTTTGACCCGCCTATTCATGGAGATGACAATGTTTGAAGAATTTTGGAAAATATGGCCTAGCAATCCAAGAAAAGGGGCTAAATCTAAATGTAGACAAGTGTGGATAAAGTCCTATTGCGACACACAGGCAGACCAAATAATAAAACACGTTCAATGGCTGAAAACCACCGAACAATGGTTAAAGGCAAACGGGGCTTTTATTCCTGCCCCTTTGGTCTATCTGAACCAACAGCGATGGGATGGCGCTGAAGTTCCTGAGATTAAACGCACAGAAACTGCCTTAGAAGCGATTGAAAAGAGTAGGGCAATGTCAGTTCCAATGCCTGACGAAATAAGGGCTAAATTACAGGCTTTGAGGCGGTCATGACAAAAGATGAAGCCAATCGACTACTGGACAGATGCAGGGAAACCTCGCAACTTAGCTACGCTGACACCACAAGAGCGCTTACAGCTACTGGAGACATTGAAGCAGATGGAAGCGAAAGAGTGGATTCTGAGACACAAGAGGAAAGTGAAAGACCTTGGGAAAATGAAAGCATCCGCATGGTGGTGGCAGACCTTATCAGACATCGAGAAAAAGCGTGGGTTACCCGCCGCTAATGAGTTGCGTTGGCGCATGAACAAAATTAAAGGGGAATAATCTTGGTGTACATAGGTATTGACGCTGGCTCAGTTAATGGCGCACTTGGGGCGATCGACCATGATGGAAATTATGTCGAGTCATTCATGATCGACCACAAGGACAAGCACATCCTCGCCTTGGTGTTTAAAAGCCGAATCCTATCCATTGTCGACCCACGAGAGGGCGCACAGATTTGCATGGAACAGGTACACGCTATGCCAAAGCAGGGCATATCTTCAACATGGAATTTTGCAAGAGCAGTCGGGGTTATAAGCGCAGTTTGCGAATTGACTAACTACCCTTTCCACTTGGTAAGCCCTCAAAAGTGGAAAAAGCACTTTGGGCTGACTGCTGACAAAAACGAGGCATTAGACCTAGCTAGACAGTTATTCCCCAAAGCGCCACTAAAGCTAAAAAAGGACATAAACAGAGCAGAGGCTTTGCTGATTGCTGAATACTGGAGACAAGCCAATGTCTGACAATGACGAAAAAAAGGGTATCGTCATCAAATTCGACCCTGTTGAATATGAAGCTATTCGGGCAATAGGTGAGGGCAATCTATCGGAAGGGTTTAGGGTTTGCCTACGTTGGGCGGTGCATTTCCATGCCATTGGTTTAAGGTCAGATGACAATCTAGAATATATTGGTCTTTGCACAGTTGCAGATTAGTGTCTAAAAAGGCTTTAAAAGTGCCTAGAAGCGGCTTTTAATGGCTTATCCTCAATACCCTACATTGTCGGGCTTGCAGGGTCTTAAAAGTAGGCAAGAAAAAACCACCCGAAGGTGGTTGTAAGTTAGTGCTTACTAACTTATGTCAAAGCCTCTAACAGTGCCTTTTTTACCGAATCTGTTACATGAGGGTCATCAAGCATTTGTTCCGCATCTTCTTCAGTTAAATATTCATATTTATGAAAATGAGTGAGATACTCGGTTGGTGTTTCGTCTTGAAGTAAATCAAACCAAACGGCAACAGGTGTGTGTAAATCATTTGTAAAACTTAATTGAATCATTTTGAAACCTTTCGAAGAATAATTTTTAAAAGTAGGGCAATGGTGGCATATATCATTTTGTCAAACCTTTCAAAAAGGTCTGTGAAAATACGATATCACCTTGAAATTCATCGAGCACTAAATAGCTGTCATGCCCTTGGCTTTCCATGTATTCCTCGACATCGTTAGGGTTCATTATTGCCTTTTCTTCTATTGAATTGACAATAACTATTGGATTTTCATCGCCCCCAATGGTGAATGTTCCATGTGTCATGTGACCAAACCAAACCATGCAATGCTTCATTCTTTCACCTCGTTTTTGTTGAGTATTTCTAGAATGGCTTGGACTTGCTCGGGCGTGATGGTCAGCCATTTAGTTGAGCCAAAATTCCCGATCAGTTTTATATCAGCGTGATCTGAATTGTTCAGTTTTTTAAATTCTTTATCGTAGTAAGTCATTTTTAAGCCTTTAGCAGTTATAAAGTTCTGACAATGCGCTGTCTAAATCCATTGCATCAGTATCGTATGACATGACGCAAGAATCGCCCCACCAATATCCCTCGACCTGTTTGGTTCGTGTGTTAATCCAAATATTCGGGCCACCAAAGGCCACCAAGACCCGAGCCCCCAAGTATTCCCGTTTACTGTTGACAATGTACTCAATGTCGAGCGCATCTTGCAGATAATCGAATGCCGAATAGGGCTGATCGTCTTGTCCTAATTCATCAGGGAATCCCTTTTGGATATTGTTGACAATGTGCTGAACATTGTCCTTAATTTCTTTTGACATTTTTAAGCCTTTCAAAACCTTGCAAAAGCGCAAGCCCAAGGGGACAAAATCCCCAAGGGTTTGAACTCTGTTTAAACGCTCTAAGTGTTATACCTGTGATGGATTATGCAAAGCACTTCATTGTCTGACCTTTGCATGGTTTCAACACGATGGCAGAAATAGCCACCCGCATCGTTGGTGTCACGATAAACCAAGGGCATCAGATAATCGTAAGCATCCTGTTCGCTGATGTCATCTTCTAAGCACTTCAAAAGGACAAATTCGTCACAGTCGCCACAACCAAGCTCAACAGAGCCGATTTTCATAATGTGAAATTCTAATTGTGTATCGGTTTCCATTGTCAGCCCCTCCATGCCAGTAAAACGCCAATGTATGCCCACACTGCCAAGCATAGGATTGTCTGAATAATCGGGATAATGTAGTTCTTCATTTTTAAGCCTTTGCAAGTGTTTTAATGGTCTCGAATTCTGCAAGGGTAACAATGCGAACACTTCCCTTTACCTCGTAATGGTTCCAGTTATTTGACGATATAAATTTAACTGCTTGCAGGAAAGTGCAAGGGATTGTCCTATCTGTCCAAGTGTCATCATAGTCATTATGCCTAATGACAATATAGTCTTTTTTCCATGCGTTACTTTTCATATCAAAGCCTTTCAAATAGTACGACAGTGTACTGGTCAACCCCGTGAGGCTGACCGCTAAACTGTCAGATTGTGGCGTTCATTTCATCATAGAAGGCTGACAAGGTGGCATAGTCTACCCCGTTGGACTGTGAAGCCTTGTAGCAGGCATCAGGGAAGTCCCAACCATGCCTGATAAGGTGGCAGAGGTTATCGTAAGCCTTGTCAAGGTCAGTGCCGGTGAATTTGTGGGTTTCTGCTTTTCTCATATTGAAGCCTTTTAAGTGTTGAGGAATTGTCTCAGGGACTCTATTACTATGCAACTACTATGCCAGTTTTGCACTTCCAGCAAAATCAAGCCTTGCAATGATAGTAACTACTAACCAAGCGCACCAAAATGGTGATGTTAGTAGACACTCTGCACCAAAAAAGGGATGTTAGTAAGCACTATTCACCACAATGGTGCAATTCCATAATGTGAAACCTAGAGTTTGCATTTCGTATTGTGGAATGTATTTAATGACTGACTGGTCAGTATCCCTAAAATGGTGCATAGCCCCTATATGCGAATGCTAATAATTCTCATGTAGATTAGCCATGTTAGTTAGCACTCACTACCATTTCATATAGTGGAATGCTTGTTATGTTAGTTAGCGCTTACTTTGATGGGGGGGAGGGGTGGTTGGTGGTGAGTAAATATTTATCCACCCTCCTCTCCACTGGAAAAGCCAAATGTAGTGTTTAACACGAACAAGGCTATCTGGATTTAAGAAGAAGGTAAGTTGACGAACAGGAGTAGACACCCGTGAGTGGGTATGTCCTTTTAAAGGAGAGCCTCTCGTTTATCTAAGTTAGAGTAGGTTGTCAGTCCTATCACTCCACGCTACCAGCCCCGTTCAAGATGTGAGTCTTTACTTAAGAACTACATGGTTCACTACGTTTATCCTACTTGGTCGGCTCAACCGCATAGAGGGGTGGGTGATGCCCCCGTTTGATGTCACTATACAAGAAAACAATTCTCGTGTAAAGTATGTACTAACTTCCAAGACGCATGGAGACTGACAATGGGTTAGCGCCATTGATTGTTGTTGATAAATGGATTTGAACACTGCTTTATGTGAACAGTCTCCAGCCGTGTTGGTAATCTTCCTGATTGGATAAAAGATGAACGTAGTAGATGCACTCCCTGATAACCTGAAGAAAAAGGGTCGCCCCAAGGGTTCAGGTAAGTTGACTATGGCTAAATATGCTGATGCCAAGCCATTAGCTATGTTGCCCAAGACTGAGAATCAAAGGGTCAAGGAACTCAAGGAACTCCTAATAAACAGTGCTGGAGTCAATGTTGTACAGAAGACTGTTCAGATTGCCCTTGATGATGACCACCCTGCACAGATGGCGGCTTTGAAGCTGTGTATGGACAGGATGCTTCCCGTTACTCTGTTTGAAAAAGAAAAGAATCAGAGAAGTGCTGTAAACATTACGATTTCAGGCATTGGTGGTGTAACCATTGGTGACAACACAGTAGAAGCTGAAGATATAGAAAGCAAAGATGTCTGATCTAAACTTTAGTCTCCTGCCTTGGCAACAAGAAGTCTTTGCTTTAAAGAATGTTTGTGATATAATTCACCATCTATAAAGGATGGTTACATGGAAACAAAACTTTGCTTTAGCTGTGTTGAGTACAAGCCAACTTCATGCTTCCATAAAGCAAAAAAGGAAAAGGATGGCTTTCAGTATCATTGCATTGATTGCAGTAAGAAATATCATGCAAAACGCTATGTAGAGCAAAAAGACAAACTTCAAGCCCAACTTAAAAAATACAAAGAAGAAAACAAAGAAAAGCTAGAAGTTGCATCGTTGTTGTGGAAGAAGAACAATCCTGATAAGGTAAAGAAATATCAACGAACAACAAACTTGAGGAAGTTTGGTCTTTCATACGAAGATTACGAGAAGATGCACAAACAACAAAAAGGTTTATGTGCTATTTGCAATAACCCAGAAACTTTTGTACATTCCAAAACAAAAGAACCAGCAAGGTTAGCCGTAGATCATTGCCACACAACTGGGAAAACAAGAAAGTTACTTTGCAAAAACTGCAACACAGGATTAGGTTCTTTCAAGGACAATCAAGATGTCTTGTTAAAGGCAATGCAGTATTTGAAAGATCACAATGTCTGATTTAAATTTTAGTTTGTTACCTTGGCAACAAATTGTTTTTAGTGATAAAACAAGGTTCAAAGTCATTGCGGCAGGGCGGCGTTGCGGTAAGTCTAGACTCTCAGCCATTACTCTATTGATTGAAGGACTGCAATGTAGTGCAGGGTCTGCTGTGCTTTATGTTGCACCTACCAATGGTCAGGCTCGTCAGATTATTTGGGATGTATTGATGGAGTTGGGGCGTGAGGTTATCCAAGCCAGCCACATCAATAACATGGACATTACCTTGATAAACGGAGCAAAGATTTATGTCCGAGGTGCTGATAGACCAGATACTTTGCGAGGAGTGTCGCTCACCTATGCTGTGCTTGACGAGGTTGCAGACATCAAACCCG